CTCCCTTACATATAATCGTTTTATTTTTTAAAGAAATTGAACATGTGGAAATCCTAACTATCTAGAGCTCATCGTAGACGACGTCACCACAGTCGAAAAATGCTCTTGTGGCTAGAGGATAATACTCCCTCAATGTTATATCTCTCCCAGCTCCAAAATACCTCTCAAAACAATCCTTCTTGAACATCTTTGACCTTTTTATAATCAACTCAAGATCGGAAATGGTTGAATCCCGTACTGCATCTCCCATGACATACAAATGATCAACTTTGAAGTTCAGTAAGACTGAAATGGCTCTGTTCACAGCAGAACGGATCGAATCCCTTGGACCTTCAGAGTATTCATCCTTGTACTTGTTGATAATTTGACGTGCATTTTCTATTACAAAACGTGTTGCATAAGCTTCAAACCATCTAGGAGTCTTAGACAGGAAACGAATTATCTCAGTTGTTGACGGATCCCTATCAAGTTTCTTTCTCACAATATTGCAATAAGATTCGGTGAATCTTACTCGCTGACGTGTAGATTTCCTGATCTGGCCTGGCTTGAATGATACTTCGGTTAAGTCGGTAAAGTCGTCGTCAATGTGATCGATAACCGATTCAAAGATATCGCCTGCGGTGGTTTCAAATTCGAAGAAATCAAGATCAGAATCATTATCTTCCTTAGCTTCTGCATCAACTGCAGACACTGACTCATTAGTATCTACATCGTCCCAATTTTCGGGTATTATTCGGAATTCTTCGTATCTTGGTACCATTCCTATTTTGCTAGCAAGTAGGGGTATTTTAAAAGTAACCAGATCAATGTCAATCGGCTTATCAGTAAATATTGATTCAATCTCTCCAAGGACACCGATCTTTCTATCGCCATTCGATATCAGACTAGCAGGATCAAATAATTGAGAGGTTATGTCATATACAGTCACAAACCGTCCTTCAACTATGCGTCCTAATGAGAAGGAGCTGTTGCTTTCCACTAATCCACTGAATGTAGAACTGAACTCTATCTTTGCTGTGGTTATTACTTTTGCAAATTTGACAACAGATTTGGATAAGATTAATGTGCCAGCGGGAATAACTGAATGGGGTGCAACGAAGATACGTCCAGATTCCATGTATATAACAGGAGCATTTGAATTACTTTTGATGGACTTCTCGAACAAAGCGATGTTGACATCCTTATCCAGACATTCCTTCACACTACGACATGAATCATCTGTAAAATTATTGTTCAAAAGCACTTTCATTGGTATGGTAATATCAGGCGAAGGACCCCATTCTTTCCGATCTATTGTTATAGTCATTAAACCAGACCTAGTCTCTATTGCCAAATTCCTGTCTCCTCTGTAGGTGATACCAACTTTGCAATCACTACTAACATCGTAGTTTTTCTTGATGTATCTCTGTTCTTTGATATACCAGACCGACAGAGCATAACTGTATGCCTGATACTCCTCTTCATATTCCATACCAAGTTGCTGAGATACAATATTAGCAGCGCAAACCAAAGCTTTCTTAACCTTATCATGTATCGGAAGACTCATGAATACTGTTGGAGAAACAGACTTTAGCAACTCAGAGAAAGAACGGCACACATGATCTAGTTTTGTCATAGCTATAGGAATTGTTGATACCGAAGACGAGGTGAATTCATTTAGGAACTTCAGACCAGATTCCATGATTTCTTCCTTAGATCTATTAGAATTCTGTATATAGATCAGACCACTTGACATTGAAACAGCAACTTGTTCCAAAGTCCGACAATAGTTCTCTCTTATGGAATCTTCTCTGTGAGCAGACACCATTCTCCGTACAATGGAATATTCAAACCCTGAATAGATGTTCCTAGTGACCAAAAGACGGAAAAATTCATCATCAACAAACACCCTCCTCACATTCGATAAAAGTGTGATTCTAGCACGATCATTCGAACGAAGCACATTGACAGCAGTATTAAACGAAGCTCTGTCTGTTTCAGTGTTAGAAAAACCAAATAAGAATGTAGATGTCTCTTCCACAGTCGGACGAAGAAATGTAAACCGAGATGATATTTTCTCAAAGTCTCTATCTAGATAAGCCTTATTCTTGATCAAGTCACGGGATCTGGCTGAAGATTCTGGATACCACTTAGCTATGATGACATTCAAAGGCTTGTTCTTCGTTGAAATACTCTTCATGGCGATAACAGACGAACATGTTGACCGTTTATACGATGCCCTTCTTGTAATGCAGCGACCATCATCTCTACCGAGCATGTGACTAGATGAATACTCGTGGAGCAAGCTGAATGAATCATTTGAGCTTAGTAATCTTTCTACTTCAATACGGGAAATGGCGATTTCGTCTTTGTACTTTGGATCAACAGATTCTTCCGCATATTCCTTGACTGTTTCCATAAATGATTTTAGCATTTCGGGTTTAATCTTTGACTTTTCAAGGTGAGGCCCAATATAACAAACCTTAGAGGAGGACATCCTGGCCATTCTAATCATGTTCGAGATATCATTTTCATAAGAAAATGCAACTTTTGATTGGAATGAGAAGACTCTGTTGCCCATTTTCAATAAGAAATCATCAGCAGCAATTGGATCAACAAAGGGAAGCCAAGGCTCATTGAGTATTTTGTCCTTTATAACAATAGGATTTGAACCATATGTCTCTTCAAAGTGCCGTGTGATATTCCCTACTTTAGAGTTTAATCGAACCATGTAATTGAGTCCAATTGATGAAGACAATTCTTCTTGAGAGTAATCGTCGAGTTCTGCATCGACCATTAGAGAATTCTTTGGAGACATCAGTCTCAGCATGGAATTCACTGACTTCTCACTGCCATTGTCCAGTACTCTAGAGATTGCATTATGCTTCAATCCTGTTATCATCTCAGAAATTGTCAGCAGTGGGAAACCACCAAGCTCTACAGGACAAAATTCTCGCTTGCAATCAAACAACTTCTCTATATCGCGAGATTCTTTCCGCCCAAAATTGTATATTGAGTCTAGGTGTCGCCTGAGTGTCAGCTGAAATAACAGACAATTAACTTCAGTGATACCATGCTGAGCTAAAGCAACAATGCCATTGAAGCCGGAAGTCACATCTGTACCATAAGATATAGCCTTACAGTTTGAAGACAAAGAACCGTATTCGATATACCGTCTGCTAACGACAGAATCATCCATTAGAAAGTTTGAATTGTACTCTCCGATTCTCACACTAGCAATACTCTTCTCACTAGATTTCTTCATGTTGAGGAGCCTAGATGCAACTTCTTCAACTTTCTCCAAGATTAAGACTGATCTGATAGTCTCAGCTTTGAATCTGCATTGGAATGATGACAAGTCTTCATCCTTGATTTTGGCTATGCGAGCAGACCCAATAGTCTCCTTATCGTCAGAACCAACTAGAGCTTTTGTAGTGATTTGAATACCATGATTGGTTTCTATAGTGTCCATAATCTTGCGCGCTAGTTTTACCTTAGCAACTGCATTGATTGAGGAACCGAGGTTGTAGATTCCCTGCATCATCCCAATAACTAACGAAAAAGTAATTTCACCACTTTTTGCAAAATCCTCATAAATGGTTTTTTGGAAACTATCCATTGCTCCGGAGTTGTAGACACTAGTCCAGTGAGTAAAAATCTCTTTAGGAATCTCGATCTTCTTATCCATCATTTTCATTGCAGCAAATAGTACCATATTGAATAGTTTGGGATCTATAGGATCGAGAGAAGGACGCATCAGCATGGCCAATAAAAGGGCATTTGTGCTGGGACCCCAACGAGTATGATCCTCATTAAGGAAGAAAGTTTTAAACATCCAAACTACGGAGGAATCGAGATCTTCTTCTGAAGTGAATTGTTTGTTCAAGAACTCCTTGGAAATAGCCTCCTGCATGAAGTATTTTGATGAAGCCTTTGAAATAGTCTCCTCCTCTAAGCACTGACAAATACTCTCAGAAACCTTTTCAAAGAAAAAGTTGTTGACTCGTGTTTCAAAGTCCTGTATAGCAATCTCCCTTCCACCTTTACCATACTGGTTCTTAGGGAATAGTGTTAGATAGGCTTGGAACCACTTCTTTACAACATTCTGCACCAATGGTATTGTTGAAGTTTCTTTTGTCCCAAAAACAAGATCAGAGGTGAGTGTTACAGCCTTGCTTTTCATGTCACATTCTGCAAATCGCAAATCCGCACAGCCATTCAACCATTCATATTCCTTTGCTCGACCTTTCATCACTGTCTTGTGTGTTTGTGGGACTTTTTTGATCACAGTTTTCTCCTCGATAACGAATGTGGAAACGCCATCAATTATCTTTTTAACACGGACTTTCTTTGTAAGAGATTTTGAGAATTCTTCTGAAAGAGTAGTACTAAGCCTTTCTTTCACCATGGACTTATTTGTCGCAAATTCGGACACAGAACCTGAAAGCTTCCCGGTCATTATACCCTTTTTAACCTTATTCAGTGGTATAGAATCTCTAATCAATTTGCCAGCTATGTCAACTGCCTTAATAGAAAAAGTAGTCAGACCAGTCCCATAGATGACATCATAATTATAAGCTGAAGTCTCAGAAAACCCTCGCACCAAACTAGGATCTTTTGCGAAATTATCATAATATTTTGCTGAAGACTCGGTCAACTTGTTGAAAGCTGCAGCCATTGCATGGTAGCGACTTCGAGTCTCTTTAGACACTCCAGAGTAGACGTAGCACTCAGCCATAGCTTCAGTTATGTTTAGATGAGATCCGGGTCCCAACAGACGTGGAAACGAGGCTTTAGTTGCCAATTCCTCTGTGTCCATATTGGTCAATGATACCTTGCATTCTCTAGCTGAGTCAAACCAGTCATTTATACCATTAACAACCTGATGGTAGAAATAAAGCAGAATCTCCTTCCTACAAGGACTGTGCATTTTCTCTGTCATCTTGACTATCTCAGCTCTAATACCATTCAGAGACATAAAAACATATCTCAAATCCATAATCATGTCAGATGTGCTTTTATCGTTATTGAATCTGAGGATTGTATTGGTGAAAAAATAGCAGATCTTATCATCGCGGCTGAGTGGCATTGTCCTGGAAGAGTCAAGCAAGAGGCCTAAACATACATCGTAAACGAACTTCTTTGTTACCATATGATGAGCAACATTTAGGCAATCGACACTTATTGGATCAGTATAAATTATATCATCGCCGTTAAGGTTTGAATGTACTGAGAATGAATGTGCTGATCTAAATGGGAAATCATCATTGGTCTGTAGCAAGCTTGCTAATTGTATGTATCTCTTAGAGTTCATTCTGGATAACTGCTGCCCGCCATACACAACTAACATTGTAGATTCGGTCCCTAAAGATGAGAATGAAATATCCATTTTCTTGGTATTTACTTCGGCTAGAAAAGCTATTTCTTTGTAGACCTTATCATAAAATTCTGCTAAAGCAAAAACATTTGTCCTTTTAATAGATGAGAACAAATTGTAAATTTGGAGTACTGATTCGGATCGAATGTCGTCGAACAAAGGCTGCTTAGTCTCAGAAATCAACCCATCAAGAAAACTGTCATCAGCAGCTGTCCCCTCTGCAATAAACCACTCAACCAGGGCATCAACTTTGCTTAGATCATGGTCCCAGGACAGGAATTCTGGATTATCCATTTGGGTTCTTTTATCCTTTCCGAAAAAATCCAAGTAACCAATACCAACAACACGTGCAATAGTTGCTGCTAAACCAGACTCTATCCCTTCATAATTGAACCTTATTGTCCTTTTACCAATAACCCTACCATGATGCTGTCTATACAATGGCATTTGAGTATTTGAAAAATGAGCTTTAGCCTGCTTTAGATCAAGACCTTCAGGGATCTTATATCCTCCTATAAACACTTCTTTTGACTCCTGTGAAAAAACTGAACTAGCCGTGAGAAATATTTTGGATAGGTGGTTATCATCGTTTGTACATAGTCTCATTGACTCTAATAACCGTATCGTTGCTGTCTTAGGGTCTGTTGAAGCCACAGTTCTTAGCAAAGGTATTGGTACAGATTTGGAGAAGTGACAGTATGTGTCCTCAATTCCATCAAATTTATCTTTTAGTGCAGTGACAGCTTCTCTGCAGCTTTCTTTGCTGACAGAGTGCTTCAACAGAGCTTCTTGATCCATATCCAGTATTTCTTTAATCATAGGTTCAACTCTAGCAATTAATCCACTATAGAAGACATGATCATCGAAACTATCATTAGTGAAGCCTTCAAAGATACCCTTATTATCGATGTAGTCATCGAACATCTTGCGGCTACCAAAACACTGCTCAATGACATTCTCAGGTATTTGATTAAAGTCAACATCAACTGGTGAGAATGGAATTTTGCGATCTGGATCTTCACCGTTGAGTAGAGAGTCAATAACCAAGAATTCTGGGTTATCTCGGCAATGATTCATCGACTGGGAATATATATGCATGAGATTTGACGCCATCAGAATATCTTCATAAGGAGCTCCGAGTGCCCTCATAGCAATGGTTATATCTCTGTCGTTTCTTCGGATTGCAAGAGCATCAACTACAACAGTTTCCCCTAGGGCCCTCCAATAAGAGTACTTTGCAATTTTACGTTCTCTTGCAACTATAGGGTCTCCTTCAGTCAATGTCACATCATAAACTTCGAGTATGGTTCCGTTGTAGAAAACTGCATCAGGGGTTTTCCGAAGATCATCTGTTTGAACATCTCCAATAAATGCAATATTGTAGCGATTGCTGACTGATTGGATAGTGTTCTGTGATTCATCTTGAATCCTAGAACCTTTATGACTGCACAGGGCTTTCACAATATAATCATGTTGAGTTTTTCTAACAGCATTGACAAAGTCTGAGCAGTATTGAGGTGGGTAAGAAGATAGCGGCGTTAGTTCGGTAGAAATGAGTGATTTTGCAACAGAGCTTAAAATGTCAGAAGGAGTTTCTAACGTTTCAGTCATGGAAGCGAACAAAAACAACAAAAGTGAATCAAGTCTAATAGGTCTAATTATTGATAATTGTCAAGATTGATCTGGG